CTTCTATATTCCTCAGCGCAAACTCCTTTCCTTCACTCGTCTGTATGGAGAAGGAAAACTATCTGATGTAGATTCGTATCTGTTATTTCTGAGCCTCCTGAAATCAACTAATCTCGTAGATTTCCGGGTGCCCGCAATCCGCACTGAGGATATTTCTATCACCATCGCAAACAACTTCGAGAAGCTGACTAAGATCATTTCTCGAATCAATGCAGTGGCCGCGCCAGCAGTACAATTTCCTCGCTTTGTGATAACTCCTGATACTCGCACACTTGCCAATGTGGAGCATTGGATTGCAATTTGGAATAATTCATATGAGGATTTCAAGCGAGGTTATCAATCTGCGCATGATTCCCACAAACTCATAATTAGGGAAAAAGCGCTCGAAAGGATGCTCCTTTCCTCTCACAAATCTCCTGCAGATTATGCGCAATCCCTGGCTGATTGGGCTGCAACTGCTGGTGCATTCCCTGACCACACAATCATCTCTCCAATTTCCAGGATGCGTGTGAAATGTTCTGATTACTGGAAAGAATTGATTGTGCGCGCAGCAAAAGAGGAAATCGGTCTGATTCTTGCAGGAGATCAGACCAAACAGGATCTCACAAAATTGATAGAGTTCTGTGAACTCAACATCCCAATCGGCACTCTGCATGCAAACAAACTTCTCAGTGTTCTCCGTAGTATCAAGGACAAGCAAAAGAATTTCCTTGGTATGGGAGATATGGATGTTAAATCAGGGTATCAGTTTGTGGATATCAATGATGATTCCCAGCCTTCTGCAGTTGAGGAAGCTCAGTTAGTTGCATCTGCGCAAGCTGCACCAGAACATGAGCCGAAGATTGAAGAATATCCTAACAAACTTGCTTTCATGAAAGCAAAGATGCGTTGGGAACAAGCAATTAAGCGTGGGCTGAGGAGCTAACATGTACGAACAACTTGATCTTGACTTCTGGCTGGAGATGATGGAAGAAACTTCTCGTTTCTATTTCCTTACCTATCCGGAAAAACTGTGCCGGCCTTTGTCAGAATCTATTGAGATTGAACAGATGTATCTGATGGGAGGGGAGCTGTGATGAATCTGACCAACTCTGTCCAATCTATCCAGAATCTCCTTGTATCTCGTTTCAACATCCCTGCTAGATTCCGCCAACAACTCAGGAACTACTATGTTCTCCACTGGCAAGCATCCTACCTTCTCCGGCAATTGACTTGCAGCAGGCAGATCAAGCGAGAGGGAGTTTCCTACACTCCTATCTTCCTGGATGGCCTGGATGAATTGATCCTAGAAACTATGCAAGATGAACAAGTGAAATGTTCTTTCCGCCGTCATCACAATGATGATATCGGATATGTTTTGATCCAAGAAAAAGAATAGTACTGCGTAGCAGCCTCTATTGACATGAGGATTGACTAGGTGTATAACCGCAATCCTCTCAACAACCAACCATCATGGATACTAAGAAAATGCAAGCACTTCTCGAAAGAATCAGATCCTCTAAGAATCTTTCTGCCCCGCAGATTGCGACCGAAGGGAGCGGTGATCGCAATATTCCAGCAATCAACAATATTTCCTCTTCTGCTGCGAATAAATCTCCAGCTCCCTGGGAATCTCCTGACTCTAAAAACAACATCTTCATCCCTACTCCTGGAGCATCAAAACTTCAGCAGATGAAAGAGAAACTTGCTTGGGAAAGATCACAGAGGAAGAACAATTTCCCTGTCCTGATCTCGGAATCTCCGAAAGATCCAGAACCAACAGAAGTTGCAATCACCGCCGCGCCCTCCACGATTTCCATCGAAGTTCCTACCAAACCAGATTTCTCTTACATCCTGGATAAGTACGGTAATCGAATCCACCTGAATGATAAACAGATGGAATTTGTGGAGATTGCAGGAATCCAAGGGCGCAGTGCAGTTCTAATTGGTGCAGCAGGCACAGGTAAAACTACCTGTCAAAAGGCAGTTACCCAAGCTCTTATCCAAACAGGAAAAGCTGGAGTTCTACATTCTCAGGGACATAAACATCTTCTGGATGGATCTCCTGGTCTGGTAGTTTGCGCATACACGCGGCGAGCAGTTGCAAACATCCGACGGAACTTGCCTGAGAACTTGCAGAGTAATGCAATTACGATACACAAACTCCTGGAATATCAGCCTGTTTATTATGAGGTGATTGATCCGGAATCAGGAGAAACAAAGAACAAGATGGTTTTCGAGGCAACTCGAACTGCCGCAAATCCTCTCCCTTCCAGCATCAGAACTATCATCATGGAAGAAGCTTCCATGCTTGGAACTGATCTTCACAAGGAATTGATGGATGCTTGTCCGCATGGTCCGCAAGTTATTTATCTTGGCGATATTCAGCAGTTGCCACCTGTGTTTGGTCCTGCTATCCTTGGTTTCAAGTTGCTTGAACTTCCAGTGGTCGAACTCACAGAAGTTTATCGACAGGCGCTGGAAAGCCCAATTATTTCTCTGGCGCATAGGATATTGTCTGGAAAAGTTCTCCCTGCAGCTGAATTTCCGGAATGGAAAAAAGCAGGACAACTGACAATCCATCCGTGGAAAAAGAAGATTGATGCGCACAACGCACTAAACACCGTAGCGCAGTTCTTCATTGGTGCAGTGCAGAAAGATGCGCAAGGTAATACGATCAAAGAGATTCCTGGAGCATTTCAGAACAATCTCTATGATCCAGAAGAAGATATCATTCTGATTCCGTTCAACAAGTCTTTCGGAACCATCGAGCTGAACAAATTTATTGCAAACAAACTGGCTCGTATCCGAAAGGCTGAAACTTTCCAGGTAATTGCAGGATTCAATAAGCTTCACTTCTCTGTCGGAGATAAAGTTCTCTACGATAAGGAAGATGCAGTAATCGAGAAGATTGAACTGAATCCTGGATACACTGGAGCAAATTTTGCTCCTGCATCTTTCACCCTAGATTACTGGGGACATGACCCAGTGGTTCATACCGCTGAAGCTTTGGGAGACGAAGATGTAGATTTTCTTCTCTCTCAAGTTGCTGCATCTGGGGAAGATCGTGTGAGACAGGCATCTCATATGATTACACTTCGGATGTTGGATTCTGATACGGAAGTAAAGATTGATAAGGCAGCAGAAGTAAATGAGCTGGCTCTGGGATATTGCCTGACTGTTCATAAATCCCAAGGCTCAGAGTGGAGGAAAGTGTTCTTCCTTTGCCATCAATCTCATGCAACTATGATGCAGCGAGAACTTCTCTACACTGCTGTAACTCGCGCAAGGGAAGAACTCTATGTGATCTGTGAACCGGAGACTTTTGTGAACGGGATCGAGAGTCAGCGAGTCAAGGGGAATACTCTGGAAGAGAAGGCGGAGTATTTCAAGGGAAAGATTGAGAATGGCTATAAGCCGGAATAAATCTGTGTGAAATAAAGGCATCTTCGGATGCCTTTTCTTTGTCTGAACTGAAAGGATAGTTGAAATGTTTGATGATCTGATCTCTTGGCTGCAGGAGGAAATCTCTGCCTGGACCAAGGAGGCAAACAATGAAAAACATTCGATAGAATATCGGCTACTCTGTCAGGGCAGGCAACAGGCATATGAAACTTGTCTTGACAGGGCTCTCATTGCAAAAGAAGATTCGCAGAAGTAATCATGAGAAAAACATCTTCCTATTTCCGTCGTTGGCTACGCACATCAAAATCTTCAGATCAGCCTGGAATCTTTGACAGAAAGCCAGGAGAAGCCCAATGGAAACAAGAATCTGAAAGGGCGAAAACCCAGCACCTGAAGAAGAGAGGACGCTGAAATGTTTGATCCCTGTGATCGTGATCTTTTTCCTGCAACTGCCCAACTGAAAGGAACTGATATGAACGATTTTATGCCTTGGCACTTAACTTCCTATTTCCAAAAATGCGATGAACAGCGAGAGGAACGAAATAAAAAACCAGATCATACACAAGGAGCAGCAACCCTGGCGCGAAATCCTATGATCTCTCGCACTTTTGAATCTGCCTATGGCAAGCAAAAGAAAGAGGAGAAGTAATCATGTCGATCAATATCGACATGACCAACTGTGAGATCAACAATGGACCTAATCATCCGGAAGGATGTGTTCTTATCAATGGCCTCTATTACAGGCCAATTCCAGGAGAGGCTCTCCAGTTCATTGGAAATTCTGATGGAACCATGACTGTGAAAGGTGCACAGGAAGTGATTCCTGAATTCCCTCCTGCAAAAACTCAGATAGCAACAGTGATTGATATGCACAGCTGGAAGAAAGGCGGGAAATAATCATGACCATTGACGAAATTATCAACTGGATCGAAGATGAAAAGAAGCTGGCGAAAGATGTAATAGAAGATCTTGCCTGCTCTCCAAATCATCGACTGGAAAACACTGCCAAGCTCGATCTTTTGGACAATTTTCTGGCACGTATGAAAGATTTGAAAGTATCTCTGAAGAGGAAAGGAAAGTAATCATGCGCTCTTTGCAAGTCATCAATGTCAATGGCAAGGACGACCAGAATTATTCTGATCTGAAAGTCCTCAAGTCTGCTGCTGGGTTTTATATCGGCACGATCTATGCAGGAGAAGGCTATTCTGAGCCAGGCTCAAGAGATTCTGGATATTTCGCAAGAGAGAATGATGCAATCATTGCATTGGCAACTCTTGAAAATCATGCAGCCTGCTATCAGGAGACACATCCAAACAACTGGCAACAGAGAACCATTGAACAGTGGATGAAATATCTTGATGCTCACTTCGGTGGCACGATTGCGGAAGTAGGGTACAGGCTGTATCCATAATTCTTTTTGTAGAGTTTTAGTTTCCGATCTCCTAACTAACCAATCACAAAACTAAACCTCACCCACCCCCTTGACATGCACCCAGCATCCTGCTATAGTGCATACATCGGTTGACGATCTTACCGAGCTTTACAGCAAAACAGATCATTTTCAAATCTTTCCTAACAAACTGACAGGAAAAATCATGGAACAAGTTGCTCACAATCCGCTGGTTGACACCAAGGAATTCAAGTTCTCTTTCAAGAAGGACAAGCTTGGTAACAAGCGTTCTGCTGTGGAACTGAAACTGCCCGTTCCTTCGTATGAAGGTATTCAGCAGATTCTGCAAGCTGGTGGCAAGGGTCTGGAACTTCTGCAAGATGTCATTTATGACACGATCCGCGGCGCTGCTGCTGGTTATGTTGCAGATGATCTGAATATCTCGCAAGAAACTTTCCCTATCGACAAGGTTACTTGGGAAGCGATTGCGAATGCTCCGAAGTCGGAACGCAAGTCTATTCCAGATGAACTGTGGGCTGCTTTTGCGGAGGATTACACGCAAGTTATGCCTGCTGCAACTGGCAAATCTGCCGATGCAGTTGCGAATGCGGTGGCTGTGTATCTGAAGAAGTTCTCGGTTGCCAAGACCAACAAGCCTGTTCTGCAGAAGCTGAAGGAGCAACTTGGTATCTACATGGAAACTTCGCCTCGTGCTGAAGAATTCGCTGATATCCTAGAACTTCTGATTAACAAGGCAGATGCCTATCTGAAGGCAGACGACGTGGAAATGATTCTGTCGAATCTGTAATCCACCGATCAGGTTCTATTCTGTTGCGAACCACTCCAGTAAATAGAACCTGAATCTAAGGCTCCTGCGGGAGCCTTTATTCTTAGGCACTTATATCCTCAATCCACTAATTTACCAAACCATTCGTTAGTGTAGTGGATGTGAGTGTCTAAGAATAAATAGATTAATCTGATACTAATATATCCGAACCTGAAAGGGCAGGGATGTCTGATCTTAGAATGTACGAACCTATCTGGGTTCGTCTAAAGCAAGATTATCGCAACTCAAAGCATTCTGTTTCTGTGACTGCTGTACGTGCATTGCATCCTCGTATTCTGAAGGCAGTGAAGAAAGAGAAACATTTAGATGTTGCTTTCAAGATTCAAATCGAACCTTATCATGCTGTTCTATCTCACTCAGTAAACGGAAACATCTTAACCTTTCGTCTTTCTTTAAAGAAAGCTCTAACAGTGGAGGATCTTTGATGGACTATATTATCTTGTTCTGTTTTGGCTATGTTGTTGGAACAATCTGTGCCTGGATCTACTTCACTGCACTGAATCCTGAGGAAGAAGAATGAGTCGTGTTTCTAAAATCTATGATGTGAATGTGACTATTCGTGGAACTATCTGCGGAAGGTCTCAGAAAGCAATCAAGTTTGAGATTCTTGCAATCACCGGGCGCATCCTCCCTAAACCAACCACTGAATGGTTTCCTCTCTCGCAACTTAAGAAGGAAATCCGCGGTGATATGCAAGGTGAGGATGAATTGGTGGTTACTGAATGGATCTTGAAAGAAAAAGGTTTGATCCCTAAAGAACCTATCACCTCTGAGAACTGAAAGGAGTAATCATGAGCGACGAAGATTTTATCAAGTTGATGCAAGCTGCGGTCAAAAATGGACTGGATGTAGCAGAATCTCCTGTTTGGGATGAAGCAAGATTTAAGAAACTTATGCCATACGCACATCATCATTGGTGTATGGCACAAACTGCTTGGCAAGCTTTTGTTGCACTCATCGAAAAAGGACTGTGAATCATGAGCCAACCAATCCCTGAAGGTTTTGAACTGCAATCCAAGGTTGCTGAACTGGAGGATCTCATTAAGGAGAAGCATCCTAAGATGCCAACTCTCCTGCGAGAAATTCATCGCACTCTTCAACAGTATCCAGAGCAAGTAACTATCCTGTCTGAAGAAGAGATTGCAGTAATTGTGCAAGGTCTCCAGATTCAAACTGGAACCGAGCTTGCAAAGGATGCAGCGAAACCTTCTGCAACCAAGGCAATCAAGAACAAGATTTCTAATCTCGGTGTGGATGCATTCTAAAGGAAACTTCCATGACCAATGTGTTTGTTTGGACGTTTGGTGACATAATAGGAATTGCTGCACTTGTTGCAATAATCATTGCATTTGCCATTGCTTTAGGTGCAGAAGCCTATAACAAGTGGGTTAAGAAACATTTCAAATGATGTGTCTGAACCTGTTCTCGAGCCAATCGAAGCACTTGCAATAACAGCGCTTCTCCACAAACTTCCCCTTCGACAATTTAATCTTATGCGTGACTGGCTCCATTCGGAGCCTATTTGTCCTTGTTGGGAAGTTTATTCACCACTTGCACAGGAGATCCTATCTTGTCTGCCACAGATTTCGACCTCGACAGCTTTCTCAGTAGTAACGAACTGGCTGGGGAACATAGTAGCGTACAATCTTTCCTTGACGAATCAACAGAATCTGGCGGAGTGGCTTGGAAAGAATCAGGCTATGAAGGAACGGTTGACTATCGTATTAGGCAGTTATCGTATTCCTCAATACAAACCCTTCATACCTGTCCGCGAAAGTTCGAGCTTGATCGCAAAAGATCAACCCACAAAGCAGAAGAATCTCTCAAACAAACCATCACTTTTGCATTCGGGCACATTGTCGGGGAGGCTATCCAACTTGCTTTCCAGGGCAAAAGCGAATCAGAAATAATGTGGCGCATGTTCACTGGCTGGCATGTTCCTGATCTGTTTGCAGTTGATGAGAAATCTTCCAAGTCTTTCTGGTATGCAGTCTTTGCAGTAAAGAAATTCTTGGCTCTGCGTGAGCAAGGATTCTTCCAGGAATACGAACTTGTTTATGTAGATGGGAAGCCGGCTTGTGAGCTTAGTTTCTCCATCGTATTTCCTGATGGCTTTCGTTTACGCGGATTTGTTGATGCAATTCTGCGGCACAAAGTTACTGGAAAGATTGTAATCCTGGAGTGCAAGACTACGAACGCTGCCAATCTGAATCCTGCCATGTATAAAAACAGTGCGCAGGCAGTTGGCTATTCAGTGGTTCTGGATCATATGTTTCCTGAACTCTCTGCGTATGAGGTTCTTTATCTTGTTTACCAGACCAAGGCAAAAGAATTCACTCCGCTCCCTTTCACGAAAACCTACTTGCAACGCGCACTCTGGATTCGTGAGCTTCTTCTTGATATTGAAATGATCAAGATGTATGATGAAGCTGGCGTATATCCAATGCACGGAGAAAGTTGTTATAGCTTTTTCCATGAGTGTGCATATTTCCAAACTTGCACTCTGAGCACTGATGTTCTCACGAAACCTTGCACCGAAGCGGAGCAAGATAAAACGGATTACCAAGTGGTTGTTGGATTTGAACAACTTGTCGATACTCAACTGAGCAAGATGGAAGGAAATTAAAGTGACCTTTGCGCCCGTCCACCTCGAAGTATTTCTTCAAATTCATACTTGTCCTTACCCAGAATATTTGAATCGCATAAGTGACACTTACGAAACCATTGAATTGGAGCTTGCAAAGCGAGGGCTTATCTGGTACGATAATAAGGAAAAACGTTGGCATACTACAACTGTAGGCGCAAAGATGGCTGACACTCTGTGCAATCTCCTTGAGCAAGGAATCTGAACAATGAAACTCTCTCAAAAAGTCGCATCCAAAACTCATCGAGTTTTGATCTACGGCCCGCCGAAAACTGGCAAAACTGAGCTGGCTGGGAAACTCTCCCAAGAATACAATCTTATCTGGGTTGATCTGGAAAACGGAGTTGATACACTCCTGAAACTTCCTGAAGAATGGAAAGAGCGGATAGAAGTCATTTCCATCCCTGATACCCGATCCTATCCTATCGCAATCGAAACTTGCCTGAAGCTTGTAAAAGGCATGAAAGGAGTTGTTTGCGAAGCGCATGGAAAGTTCAATTGCCCTGTGTGCAAGAAGAACAATGATCCTGTTGTGGAGGTTGATTTCAACAATCTTCCTCACGACACCATTGTTGTTTTCGATTCTCTCACTCAGCTCACCAACTCGGCTATCTCTCACATCACGAAAGATAAGCCGGAAGATTATAAACTGGAGTATGATGATTGGGGAAACCTGGGGAAACTTATGGATATTTTCCTTTCTCATGTCCAGCAAGCGCCGTTCAATGTTGTTTGCATCAGCCATGAAACTGAAGCAGAGCAGGAAGATGGCAAGATGAAAGTTGTTCCTGTTGCAGGAACTCGCGCATTCTCTCGCAACTCTGCGAAGTATTTTGATGGTGTGGTGTATTGTGAGGTGAAGAATAAGAAACACATTGCTGCATCTTCCACCACATATGCAAACAATGTGCTCACTGGAACTCGCAATGGTGCAGCATTGGAGCAAATGGGAGAACCATCTCTGATTCCGATTTTCAAGGGTGAGATCATTGTGAATAATCCTGTGACTACCAACACTCCTGCAACCAACTCTGTTTCCAAACTCGCAGAAATGCGTGCAAAGCTGGGGAAATAATATGAGCCTGCCTAAACTTATCGGCATCCATGGCAAGGCTCGATCTGGCAAAGATACTTGCGCAGATCATCTTGTCACCCGCTATGCAAACTTTCATCAGGAAGCTTTTGCGGATACGCTGAAACAGGCGTGTTCAATTATCTTTGGAGTGCCTCTCCATAAGTTCCATGATGATGTACTGAAAGAAAAGGATGCCTTTCCTTGGGAAGTTTCCCCTCGCAAGATGGCTCAGTTCGTAGGAACAGAAGTTGTGCGAGAAGGATTCTCCAGGTTCCTGGATGTACATGAAGCAACTCAATTCTGGATCACTCGGATGGAAATGAAACTCCGAGGAACTACAGGAGAGAGGAAATACACTCCTGAAAATACGATCATCCTCACTGATGTTCGTTTCCAGAATGAATATGATTGGATCATTGAAAATAATGGCACAATCATTCACTTGACAAGGCCCGGTGCAGATGGTATAGTTGGCATCGCTAACCATGCATCGGAACAATCAATCAATCTCTGGAATAAGGAGAAAACTCATGCAATAACTAACGACTCCACTCTGAATTCTCTTTTCTCCAAACTTGATGATGTGATCGCAAAGATCAACAATCAACAAACTTTCTCTGCCTAAACCAAAGGAACTGAATCATGAACACCAACGCCGCTTTCGATCTGGACTCCCTGCTGGATGGTACGCTGGATGATCTTGCTGATCTGCCTGAGTTTCGTCCTTATGTTCCTGGTACGCATCGTGTGAATTTCACGATCGAGCAAGATAAGAAGGAGCGCACTGTTTACTTCGCAAAGCTTGCTCTGCTGGAAACGATGGAGCAAGTGAACCCTGATGACAAGCCGCTGGAAGTTGGCTGTGAGGCTAAGATTCGTTATGATCTGACGAATGAATATGCGCAAGGAAATTTCAAGAAACTCCTGAGCGCTCTTGCAAATCATTACGGTGCCAAGAGCAACCGTGAACTGATCGCAGAAGCTTCCACTCCGATTGAATGCTTGGCTATTACTAAGTTGGTGGAAAGCAAGAAGAAGCCTGGCCAGTTCTATACGGATATTGTCGAACTGCAAGTGATCTGATCTTCTCCGCTCCTAGCGGAACCTAAATAACAAGAGACTCTAGGGGGAAACTTCTAGGGTCTTTTTCATTTGTGTTCCTCTTTTCCATCCACTCGAATGAGTGATTGATTCTACCTACAACTCACTGTATTCTATCATGTCCGAAACTCAAAGAATCGCAAATAAGCTGGATGATTATCTATCCAAACTCCGTGAGCAGAAAAAGCAAGCTGATCTTCAGCGCGCACAGAATCGTGAACATACGCTGACTAAAACTGTCGGCCATGATAATGTGCTGTTCCTCGGAACTTTCGAGGATAAGGTTTACGTCCCTCACCTTAAAGGGATGTTCAACGGCAGAAATACCTATGTCCTTCTGGAAAAGGTAGAACTGTTGTCACACCTGGAGCTATATTGTGCAAAGCGCAATGTTACAGCAGTCGTCTCTACAAACACGGCAATTCTTGCTAAGCTTTTGGAGAGACAAGGAAATCACAAAAAAGACCCGAAGCTCTCTGATTACGCTGGCTCACTTTTCAAGTATGCCGGCCTCGAAATTGTTTTCATCTCACCACTCGCGCAACTGTTCACAGTGCGTCATGGTAGATTTATCGCCAAGCGTTTTATCTCGAAAGTTACTACTCCGACAGATTGGCGTGAAGCAACTCCATTTAGTTGGGAAATCGCAGCGCCGGCCACAGTAGAATCCCTCTACTCGCGCTTCCAATCAGCCTATGCAATGGCGGTTGACATTGAAACTTTCAAGGTCAATCTTGCAATCCGTTGCATAGGTTATTGTGGAATCTGGATTGATAAGTCCGGCCGAATCACAACTCATTCTTTTGTTCTTCCTGTCGATTCTATCTGGGCACTCGCCTGGATGCGGAAGTTCAATGAGTTGCCTGCACGAAAGATATTCCAGAACGGCAAGTATGACAATGCATATCTCCTTCGCTACAATGCGCCAGTAACTAACTGGACTGGAGATACTGCACACCAGATGCATTCTTGGTATTCAGAACTTCCAAAGGATCTGGGATTCTTGAATGCATTCTTTTTGCGTGAGGTGATCTACTGGAAGGATTTGGCAGAAACCAATGATCTCCAGGAATATTATCTTTACAACGCAAAGGACTGCTGGGCAACTGCGAATGTCTGGATTACCTGGATGTTGATTGCGCCTGCTTGGGCACGGAGAAATTATTTCCTGGAATTTCCTCTTGTTTATCCTTGCCTGCTTGCAGAGATGACAGGGGTGAAAAGAGATCAGGAAAGGTTGGAGAAGGCTAGAAGAGAGATTGATGAGGAAGAATCTCGCCTACTTACTTCTCTCCGCAAGATGATCGGAGCGCCTTTCTTTAATCCAGGGTCTCCGCAACAGGTGCAGAAACTCCTGAAAGTTCTTGGAGTTGATCCAACCGCAGGAACAGATGTAAAAGCAATGGCGAAAGCCAGACTTCTCCATCCACTGAATGAGCGAATTCTAGGATTGATCTCTCGGACAAAAGAAGAATCAGAAGATTCGATTAGAGGTCTCCGAAAGATTCGTTCATCCTACTTGCGTCTGGATTCAGATGCAGAGAAAGGAAAGGACAATGGATCTAAAGAATATAAAGGAAGAGTTCTCTACTCTCTCAATCCTCATGGAACTGACACCGGACGGCTTGCAAGTAGAGAGCACCAGTTCTGGTGCGGATTACAAATACAAAACATTCCACAAGGAGACGCAGTTAAACAAACTATTGCAGCCGATGAAGGATTCTACCTTGCCGAGTGTGATCTTGAACAAGCTGAGTCCCGCGACACAGCGCACATTGCTGGAGATGACGCACTCATCAGAGCTGTCTCGGGAGAAAACGATTTTCACTCGGTTAATGCTAGTGCATTTTTTGGTATTCCTTATGTCGATCTGTACGACAATGAGGCTGGAAAATCTAAGAATAAGCCGATACGAAACATTGCGAAACGAGTCAACCATGGAGCTAACTATAACATGGGGGAAGATGTTCTAGTTGATACCATGGGAATGCAAAACATCTGGCAAACTAAGAAGCTGTTGAATCTTCCCTATAATCAGCCGCGCCAGATTGCACATTTCCTGCTGTCTCGTTTCCATATGACCTACCCGAAACTAAAGGGTGGGATGGATAAACCGTATTATCCTGGAACCTACTATGCAGATGTTGTGATGCAGGTCACTACAACTCGCATGTTGGTTTCTCGTGCGTATCATCACACTCCCTTCAATCTTGCAAAATGGGACGCGGATGAATACATCAATGCAGGAGATTGGACCCGATATTGTTTCGGGAATCCAGAAAAGAATAAGCTGGATCTAAACTCCTACACTGCACATTGCCCGCAGTCTTTGAATGCAAGGACTCTGAATGAAGCATTCTTGCTTGTGTTCTATGAAGTCGCACTGCCAAATCCAAAAACCTTCCGACTCCACGCACAAATCCATGACTCAATCTTCTTCTCATACGCAGAAGGTTATGAAAGACATGCCGAATCAGTTCGCCGTTGCATGGAAATTCCTGTCACAGTCCGCGACGTATCTGGAATTAAACGTACCTTTGTTGTACCTGCAGCAATCAAGGCAGGAAAGATCGGAAAGGACGGAGTATTGAAAAGAGCGAAGTATTGGAATGAAACGGAATAGTGTGATCTGAACAACCATTGAAAGGAATCAAGATGCTCAAAGTATTTGATTTTTCTGCACTAATAAATACTGATGTTAAGATGGAGCAGACAACAGAGCAACCTCCTCAAATTCCAGTAACCATTCTGGATATGGAACGAGCCAGTGGATGCTTTGATATGAATCTACAGATGGCAGATCCCTGCCCTAATTGTGGAGGATTTAATATGAAAGTAGGAGATTGGGTTTGTTGGGGAACTTGCTATCGTTGCTACGTTGATGCAGAGAATGAAGAAATGGCTAGGGCAATGGAATGAGGCGTTTCATGAAAGTAGAACATCTTTGGTCCGCTGCTTTTTCAGAGTGTCTGATGGAGCAGCGTTCAGTTTGTTTGTTCGATCACCCAATGTTTCTGCGAGGAAGATTTTTCATCTACTATGATGAATGAGAGGAGCCTGACATGTCTTGGCAAGATGAACTGACACAACTAAGGAAAGAACTTGGAGTTGAGATCAAATGGCCTGGTTACAGACTTGTTGTTTCTACTGATAGAGTAAGAATCAGGGCAGTAAGCTGGGTCAAAGATTATAAGGATGTGCCAGAAGAATTGCAAGTTAGATTCAAAGGACCAACTGCATTGAAAGATGCCATACAAGCATTATTAAAATCTCAAGAGAAAGGAGCCTAAAGTGCGATACGAACTAGGATCAATCTACCTCCACAAAGGAACAGGAGGTGAGTATGTTTATCTCGGAGAAGTAAAAGTGAAAGTCTCCGGAGATTGGAAAGATGGCGTTCTCTATCAGGCAAAGAACAATCAATGTTATGTTCGTCTGAAGGAGAATTTTGAGAAAGCATTTGTGAAGAAAGAGAAGGTGATAGTATGATTATTTTGATTGCAGACGGACTAAGTACAGAGATATCTATTATGCCAGAATCTATTGAGGCGTTCAAACAACTAATTTCCAAAGGGATCAATACATGGGATTCTGCGCCCCCTGAGATCAAACAGTTTGCTGCAGAACTTCTGGAAGGAAAGAGATCAGAGAATTATTATCTAAACAAACAGAGCTAACTCCTGTAAAGCAGGATCTAAATGGAGGGGGTCAGCCCCTCCTTGCTATTTTTATTCTCAAACTTTATTATCTACTTTCACTCTCAAATACATGAGATGAATCCACAAGTGTTTCCTTGCGAAGCACTCCAATCAACCCAACAAAGAATCAATATGTCCGGAGACTTAATATCCGACTATATTGAGTTTGCCAGCGAATCGAGCGAGAGTCCAGTAATTTACCATCGGTGGTCGATTATTGCATCTATTGGTGCCTATCTTGGCAGGCAGTATTATTTCGAGCACGGACATTTTGTCCTGTACCCGAATCAGTATTGCATGTTGATCGGTACTAGCGGTGCGAGAAAATCTTCTGCAATCAAGATTGCTAAACGTGTTCTGCAAGATGCAGGATACGGAACAATCGCAGCGGATAGAACATCGAAGGAAAAGTTTCTTCTCGATCTTGCAGGTGAAACTGGCGAAGAAGCAGGAACCAAAAGTGCTGAACAGTACCTAGATGGAAACCTCTTTGGAGACATAGATGAAACAGCTGATCGCGAAATGTTCATCATGGCTGACGAATTCAATGATTTCATTGGGCTCAGCAATCATGAATTTATCAGCATGTTGGGTACTCTGTGGGATTACACAGGAGTATATACAAACCGCATTAAAACAGGAAAATCTGTCTCAATCAACAATCCTACTGTATCTATCCTTGGGGGTAACACTCCAACTAATTTTAGTTTGGCATTTCCTCCTGAGACGCTTGGGCAAGGATTTCTTTCACGGATGCTCCT